GCATGATTCGGCGGCCAGCCTGCGCCATCGCGGTGCCGGCCCCCTGTCGCGTTCGGTCGCATCGGCCAAGCGGCGCGACCTGTCCGACGCCTGGGCGTGGGATCGCAAGGACAAGGACAGTGACATCACTCAGCTGATGGCGGTCACTCTCGGCCTACATGGGCTGATCGAGTACGGGACACCGGAGAAGGTCGAGGTATGGGGATTCCTGTCGTGACACCGCTTCGGATTTCGGCCACATTGGCACTGCTCGCCGTCGCGGCGATCATCGCTGGCGTTGCGCTGCTGGCCGGCGTCGCATGGGGCCTGATCGTCGGCGGCATCCTCGGGCTGATCGGCGCGGTGGTGCTCTACCCGGTGGACCGATCGGCCAAGCCGTCGGCGGGCGGCGGGATGCGCCCCGGGCGGCATGAGGGCCCGTGAACCTACTCGACCGGATCAAGGGCGCCGGCGCCGAGCCAGCGCGGGACATCGCGACGATCGACGACTACGCCGCGCTGCTGAACCAGTTCTCGTTCAACGGGATCGGGTACGGCTACGGCAGCGGGCTCACCTCGGGCGTTCAGCAGACGCTCAAGGGACCGGCGACCGAGATGGCGCCCAACAACTTCCGCGGCCTGGCCGAGCACGCCTACGCGGCGAACGGCGTCGTGTTCGCCTGCATGTTGGTGCGAATGCTGGTGTTCTCCAGTATTCGGTTCCGCTGGCGGTCGATGACCAACGGCAAGCCGTCCGACATGTTCGGCACACCGGAGCTGGCGGCGCTGGAACGGCCATGGGCCGGCGGCACCACGCAAGACATGTTGCTGCGCACGATGCAGGACGCCGATCTGGCGGGCAATTCGTATTGGTTCCGCGAGACTTCGATGGCCCGACTCGGCACGCAAGATCCCGGTGGCGAGATGGTTCGCCTGCGACCGGATTGGGTCGAGCTCATCGTCGGCGAGCGGCAGCTGGCCGATGGCCGTGGTCAGGTCGGTTGGCGCAAGCTCGGATTCGTCTACACCGAGGGCGGCATCGGGGTGGGCGATCCAGTCGGACTACTGGCCGACGAGGTGGCGCACTTCGCTCCGACGCCCGACCCGCTGGCGTCTTACCGCGGAATGTCGTGGCTGACACCGGTTATCCGCGAGATTCAGGCCGACCAGGCGATGACCCGCCATAAGCGGGCGTTCTTCGACAACGGCGCCACCGTCAACATGGTGATCAAGCACGATAAGGGCGCCCAGCAGGCCGCCGTCGAGAAGTGGGTCAAGGAGTTCGACTCCAAGTTCGGCGGGGTGTCCAACGCCTACAAGACACTGCAGCTCTACCCCGGCGCCGATGTGCAGGTGGTCGGGTCGAACCTCAAAGAGATCGAGTTCAAGGTCACGCAGGGCGCCGGCGAAACGCGCATCGCCGCCGCGGCCCAGGTGCCCCCGATCATCGTTGGGCTCTCCGAGGGGCTCGACGCCGCGACGTACTCGAACTATCTGCTCGCCCGCCGCCGGTTCGCCGATGGCACCATGCACCCCCTCTGGAAGAACGTCGCCGGCTCACTCGAAGACATCCTCACGATCCCGGGCGGCGCGGGGAATCACCTCTGGTACGACACCACCGATGTGTCGTTCCTGCGCGAAGACGAGAAGGACGCCGCCGAGATCGCCGCCCAGAAAGCCGCGACCATCAGCTCCTACATCACCGCCGGTTATGAACCCGAGTCGGTCGTCAAGGCGGTCGAGGCCAATGACCTACGGCTGCTCCAGCATTCGGGCCTCTACAGCGTGCAGCTCCAGAAGCCGGGCGCCGATCAGCCCAGCCCGACAACCCCGCCCACCAGCGCGACCGGACAGGGCCAAGGAGGTACCGAATGACGACCACCGAGAAGCGGGCCGCCCGCCCGCCGCTGGAATCCGTTCGCGAGACACCGTTCTCACTCTGCCGCTCGGCCGACGATGGCGAACCCGGCGACGGCCTGACGCTCGATGGGTACGGTGCGGTGTTCGGCACCCGCACGATCATCGACAGTTGGGAAGGCCGATTTGCCGAGGAGTTCGCGCTCGGTTCGATGAAGCGGTCGTTCCGCGACACCCCGCCCAAGGTCCAGTTCGACCACGGCCGGCACCCGATGATCGGCTCCATACCCATCGCGGCGCTGCGTTCGATCGCCGAGGAGGTCGACCCCGAACTGGCGCCCAACGGCGGCGCGCACATCGTGGCCCGAGTGTTCGACAACTGGCTCATGGCGCCGGTGCGTGACGCCATCGCGGCCGAGGCGATCAACGGCATGTCGATGCGCTTCTCGGTGGTCCGCGAAGTGTGGACGACGTACGACGGCAAGCCGATCCGCGACGAGCAGACGCTGATGCAACTGCTGCGCGAGGCCATCTACGGCGACGTGCCCGACGAACTACTCCCAATCCGCACGGTCAAGGAGGCCAAGGTGCCCGAGATGGGTCCAGTGGTCTGGCCGGCCTACACCGAGACCTCGGTGTCGATGCGTTCCCAGGTGATCGACCTGGGACGCCTCCATGAACCCGAGCAGCGAAAGTTGCTCGCTACGGCGGTATTCCTCGCGGATGCCGCCGAGCAGGACGACGACGCGCAGCGAGACGCCACCGAGCAATCGGCCGCAGTCGAGCACCCGTCCGAGTCCGACGACGCGCAGCGATCCACCGCCATTCCGGCCGTAGGTGAGCACCCGTCGAAATCGCGCCGAGCCAAGGAACGAGCGATCGACCTGGCCGAAGTGCGCACGTCGATGAAGTCCATCTACAAGAAGAAAGGCTCACTGAAATGAGCGACATCGATCCCCAGGACGAGGCCCGCGGTAGCGGCCCGACCCTGACCCATTCCCAGTCGGTCAAGCGCCTCGAAGAGGTGTTCGCCCGCATGGAGGAACTCGGCGAGGCCGACGAACTCAGCCCCGAAGAGGATGCCGAGTTCGCCGAGCTGCGTTCGGAGTTCACCGAGGTCGACGAGCACCGCAAGCGCCTGGAGCGCGCCGCGGAGCTGGCCGCCGTCCGCACCGCCGCCGCCGGGGTGAAGTCCTCGCGCAAGCTGCGCGTCGACAGCGGCTCGCAGCGTGGCCGCGACGAGTACGACCGCGACTCGATCCTCGAACCCGATTCGGTCGAGGACTGCCGATTCCGCAACCCGTGGGATCTGTCCGAGGTCCGCACCTTCGGCCGTGACGGCGGCGAGGTCGCCGGCGAACTGCGTGCCCGCGCACTGTCGGCGATCGAGAAGATGCAGGGCGCATCCGACGACATCCGCCAGGCGGCCACGCACATCATCGAGCGGTTCGACTCGAAGGACTCGCGGCTGGCCCGCCAGTGCCTCGTGACCTCCTCGCCCGAGTACCTGCGGGCATGGTCGAAGATGGCCGTCAGCAAGGGGCACACCCTGACGCCGGCCGAGCAGCGCGCCATGAACGAGGTCGAGCAGTTCCGCGCCATGTCGCTGACCGATTCGGCCGGCGGCTACCTCGTTCCGTTCCAGCTGGACCCCACGGTGATCGTCACCTCCAACGGGGTGCGCAGCGACATCCGCCAGGCGGCCCGCGTGGTCGTCGCGACGGGTGACACCTGGAACGGCGTCAGCGCGGCCAATGTGTCGTGGTCGTTCGATGCGGAAGGTTCCGAGGTGTCCGACGACGCCCCGAGCTTCGCGCAGCCGTCGATCCCGAACTACATGGCCCGTGGCTTCGTGCCGATCTCCATCGAGGCGCTCGACGACGAGCAGAACGCGGCCCAAGAGGTCGGCCGTCTGCTCGCCGGCGGCAAGGAGGATCTGGAAGGCACCAAGCTGATCCTCGGATCGGGCTCGGGTGAGCCGACCGGTCTGATCACCGCGCTGGTGGCATCCTCGCCGACCGTGATCGCCACCTCGGCGACCACCGACACCTTCGCGCTGGCCGACGTGTACGCCCTCCAGGGCGCACTGCCGGCGCGCTACCGGGCCAACGCCTCCTGGCTGGCGAATAACCTGATCTACAACAAGGTCCGGCAGTTCGACACCGCGGGTGGCAACGGCCTGTGGGCGCAGCTCGGCGACGGTCGGCCGTCTGTCCTGTTGGGCCGCGAGGCCCTGGAGGCCGAGGCGATGGACGGTGTGATCAACACGTCCGCGGAGAACTACTCGCTGGTGTTCGGCGACTTCTCCAACTTCGTGATCACCGACCGGATCGGCATGAGCGTCGAGTTCATCCCGCATCTGTTCCACACCAGCAACAACCGACCCTCGGGTCAGCGCGGCTGGTTCGCCCGGTACCGGATCGGTTCGGACTCGGTCAACGACGGCGGGTTCAAGCTTTTGAACATTACCTAGTCCGACCCAACATGGTGAGAGCTGGGGCGGCGTGAAAGCCGCCCCAGCTCAACCAGAATCAAGGAGAACCTGATGGCGATCTACGCAGCCAAGGAAGCATTCACGTTCGACCAGGGCGGCGTGCCGCGGTTCTTCTCCGCTGGCTCCCTGGTCTCCGAAGACGACCCCGGATTCAAGGGCCGCGAGCACCTGTTCGAGCCCGTCGAGGTCACCGCAGCCACCCGTGCCGCTACCACCGAGACGGCGACCGCCGGCCCCGGTGAGACGCGATCGCGCCGGCCACTCAAGAAGTCCACCGAACCGAAGGACGAAGACTGATGCTCAACGTCTACTCCAACACCCTGGCCGTCAAGGCGCTGGCATCGGGCACCGTCCAGACCGGCGCCACCACTGGCGTCGCGATCGACACCGGCCTGTACGGCAACAACTTCCGTGACGTGCTGTTCATCGTCCACTCGGGAGCTCTGACCGATGGCAGCTATGCCGTGACCGTCGAGGAGTGCGACACCAGCGGCGGCACCTACGCTGCGGTGGATTCCTCGCGCGTCCTGGGGTCGCTGCCGACATTCGCAGCCACCGACGACAACGTGTGGAACTCGTTCGGCGTTCGCCCGACGAAGCGGTACGTCCGCATCGTCGTCACGGCCACCTCGGCGACCACCGGCGGCGTCCTGGCCGCGACCGCGGTCCTGGGCAACGGCGGCAACAACCCGGTCGCGCGTTCCTGACGCATGCCCGAACTGGACAGCACCGACCTGCCGGCCGCGGTCCTCGCTCGATTCGCCGACGACAACGCCGCCCAGGATGCCATCGACGCCGCACTCGCAGCGGCTCGGCGGCACTGCGGCTGGCATGTGTCGCCGTCGAAATCGGAGACGATCGCGGTCGACGGGCCCGGTGGCCGAGTCCTCTCACTGCCCACGCTGAACCTGACCGGCGTGACATCGGTGACCGAACTCGGTGTCGCCGTGGACGTGACGAAGCTGGACCGTTCGCAGCGCAAGGGCACGCTCACCAAGCAGTACGGCTGCTGGACCGGGCGCGACGGTGCGATCAGCGCGGAGATCACCCACGGCTACACCGAGGACGAGGCGATCGACTGGCGCCTGGCGATCCTCGCATTCGTCGACGCCCGCAGCCAGGTGGTCGAGCGCACCGGCGATGAGAAGCGCCGCAAGGTCGATGATGTCGAGACCGAGTGGTTCGACGCCGCGATCTCGACCGACGCTGAACTCCAGGCCAGGTTCTCGCAGTTTCGGATCTTGCCGTCACCATGACCAGCTTCGGCGGCCAGACGATCACGATCGCGACGACCACCCCGACCGATCCGCCCACCTACGACGAACTCGGCCACGAGATTCTCACGCCCGACGAGGTTGACATCGGCGGCTGTCGTCACCGGCCTCTCAGTGTCAGCGAGACACCGGAGTGGATCACCAACGTCGGCACGCAGGTATGGAAGACAACTGCTCCACCCGTCGATGAAGTCCTGGCGCTCGGCACCGAGAGCACGTTCGACGAGAACGGCGTGACGTACCAGGTGATCGCGGGCGCGCAGCCATTCACCGACATGAACGGTAACCCGTTCAAGGCCACCATCCTGTCCAAAGTTCAAGAGGCATAGGAGCTTCGATGAGTCTCTACACCGTGACCGAGCCGTGCGTCATCGGCCAGCTGCACTACGCCACCGTGCCGGCCCAGCCCATCGAGGTCGACGACGAGCTCGCAGCCCCGTTGGTCGAGGCCGGTTCGCTGGTGCCGTACCGGGCGGCGGTCGTCGAGGAGCCCGCCCTCGTCTCCGTGCTCGACACCGATCCGCCCGCCGAGGCGATCGTCGAGCCGGTCGAGAAGCCAC